AGTGGTATTAGCATACAAAGCAGATAATCCGGTAGCTACGTTTTTTGTACCAGTGGTATTGCTGTATAAGGTATGATATCCAGTCGCTACGTTTTGAGTTCCAGAGGTATTACTATAAAGTGAGTTAACTCCGACAGCCGTGTTATAACTAGAAGTATTATTATTAAGCGACCGATACCCTACGCTTACATTATCGACACCTGTACTGTTTGATTTTAAAGTCTCAAAGCCAACGGCTGTATTGCGAGTACCAGTGGTGTTTTGTTTAAGAGCTTCCATCCCGAAAGCTGCGTTTTCCCCACCAGTCGTATTAGCCCTAAGAGCATTACTTCCAACTGCTGTGTTATCAGAAGCGGTACTTGCTTCTAAGGCGTGAGAACCAACTGCTGTGTTGTTATCACCCGTTAAATTACTATAAAGTGAACCTTTTCCGATTGCTGTATTTTCTTCGCCGGTAGTATTCAAACCTAAAGAATTAAAGCCTAACGCTGCATTTGACCCACCAGTAGTGTTTGCATTAGAAGACTTATATCCAACAGAGGTATTCGCATAGCCTGTAGTATTTGATTTTAGACTTTCATGACCAGTGGCTGTATTAAAGCTTGCAGTAGTGTTGGAATAAAGAGCTCGATATCCGTTAGCCGTGTTGTTAGAGCCAGTGGTGTTATTTAGGAGAGCTTCATAACCAGAAGCTACGTTGAAATAGCCTGTGGTGTTGGCATTAAGAGTTTTTTCTCCAATACCAACATTACCGTAACCAGTAGTGTTGTAGTAAAGGCTGTAATAGCCAACGGCTATATTGCTGACTCCAGTAGTATTTTCTTTGAGGGCGCTACGTCCCACTGCTACGTTGTAACTGCCAGTAGTATTTTCATTAAGTGCATCATAGCCTATAGCTACAAGGTCATTGCCAGCATTGTTTTGGTAAAGAGCGGTGGCTCCGTAAGCTACGTTTCTTTGGCCAGTGCTGTTGTAACGCAGAGCATGATACCCGCTAGCTGTGTTGTAATTACCAGTGGTGTTGAGGTAAAGAGCCCTGTATCCGCTAGCTAAGTTATATCCGCCTGTGGTGTTGAGGTAAAGAGCTTCAGAACCTAAAGCTACATTACTTCCTCCTGTAGTGTTTGAAGTAAGAGCATCAAATCCAATACCAACGCTGTGAGTATCAGTTGTTTGGGAATCAAGTGCATTTGTACCAATACCTAGGCTGGTCCCCGTAGCATTATTACTAAGACCACTAGCCGCAACAAGATCAATATTGCCGTTAGTTGAGTTATAAGTAAGGACTGAACCGTTTGCTGCACCAGACTGAAGTCCAGGTATGCGTAGGCTGCTGATGCTTGCGTTGCCTAAAGTAATCTCGTTAGATACCGCAGATGAACTGGCGTCAGCGGCATTGCCTATAACAATGTTATTACTGCCACCTGTAATGTTGTCACCAGCTTGGTATCCAATAGCTGTGTTCTTAAAACCAGTGGTGCTTGATTGAAGAGCATATGGTCCAATACCTACATTCCAAGAACCACTCGTGTTGTTCGTAAGAGCATAATAACCGTTAGCTACGTTTAGCTCACCAGTTAAATTATCAAGAAGAGCTTGCTCGCCAATAGCTGTATTTTGAGTACCAGTAGTGTTCTTCCAAAGAGCGTAGGAACCTATAGCGTTATTGTTATTGGCAGTAGTGTTATCCTTAAGAGCTTCAAAACCTATGGCTACGTTATTCAAGCCAGTGGTATTTGAATAAAGAGCGTGATATCCGCTGGCTACGTTATAAGCACCTGTGGTGTTTAAATGTAAAGATCTATACCCATTTGCTGTATTGCTATGGCCAGTAGTATTCTCATAAAGAGCATTCCATCCAGTGGCTACGTTGTAAATGCCAGTGGTGTTGAAATACATAGCACCTCTGCCTAAAGCTGTGTTGTAATTACCAGTGGTGTTGGAAGAGAGAGCTTGGACTCCGGTAGCTGTGTTTTGAGTACCAGTAGTATTAGAAGAAAGAGCCTGATAACCAGTAGCTACATTGTCACTACCAGTGTCGTTATTCTGAAGAGCGCCATAACCCACCCCCGTATTGTTGTCCCCAGTAGTATTTTCTTTAAGAGCGTAGGCTCCCAAAGCGGTTACCTTATCGCCAGTAGTGTTAATGAATAAAGCCTTTGTACCGACTGCTGTCGTAAGGCTGGCTGTATGACCAGATCGGCCTCTGTTTGCATTATGGCCAATTCCTACATTGTTGTCCCCAGTGGTATTAAAATAGAGAGCTTCAGTACCGTGAGCTACGTTGTTAGAGCCAGTGGTGTTTTCACGAAGAGTCTGATATCCGCTAGTTACATTAGAAGAGCCAGTAGTGTTTTTGTATAAAGCCTGATAACCGGTAGCTACGTTACTAGAGCCAGTAGTGTTGTCATCAAGAGCATTAGCACCTAAACCTGTATTGTTTGACGAAGTGGTGTCGGAGCCACATGCCATTCCTACAAATGTATTGCTACCGCCTGTCGTTAAACCACTACCAGCGCTTCTGCCGACTAACGTGTTTGATGTTCCAGTAGTTATGTACTCACCACTCCACGTACCAACAGCAGTGTTGTCGGCAGCACCATTTGCAAGCTTTGATAAAGATCGATCTCCAACGGCTGTATTTCTTCTTATGCTGCCAGTTTGATTTGAACCAGTAGCACCTCCTAAAGCTTGGTTGCCAATACCTGTGTTCTCTTCGTCTTCTATGTACCTACCAGCTTCATTGCCTACATAAGTGTTTTTGCGTGAATCAATTGCCGCACCAGCATTCTGACCTACAACAGTATTTTCAGTAGATGAGGTGCTAACTCCAGTCCCAAGCAGAAGACTTGTGCTGCTTGTAGCTCCGTCAGATAGGTCGCCTAAGGCTGCTGCACCGCCAGCTGTCGCAAGCGTGATATTACCGTTACTTGAATTGTAAGTAAGGACTTGACCATTTGACGCTCCAGATTGCAAGCCAGGTATGCGTAGGCTGTTGATGCTGCTGTTGCCTAAGGTAATTTCGTTACTAACTGTTTGTGAGCTTGCATCAGCACCGTTTCCAATAATGGTGTTATTATTACCACTTGTTAGAGCATCACCAGCTTCAGAACCTATAGCTGTATTTTCTGCACCAGTGCAATTTTTTAAACATTCGTACCCAACTCCCGTATTGTTTGAGGTAGTGGTGCTGTCCTCAAGAGTGCCACTGCCTATCGCAACGTTTCTGTACCCAGTAGTGTTGGCTTTTAAGCTTCCAGCGCCTAAAGCACTATTGTCAAATCCAGTAGTATTAGCTTTAAGAACTTCCCAACCATTGGCAACATTTTTTGTACCAGTGGTATTAGCCCTAAGAGCTTCATATCCAGTAGCTACGTTATTAGAGCCAGTGGTGTTAAGGGCTAAGGCTTGATCTCCACTAGCTACGTTGTAACTACCAGTGGTATTCTCTTCCAGTGCGTATCCGATAGCTACGTTGTAACTACCAGTGGTGTTCATAAGGAGAGCACTACTGCCAACCGCTGTGTTATTCCTGCCAGTGGTAGTTTCTCTAAGAGCCTGATACCCAACAGCTACGTTCTTGAAAGAAGTAGTCATTTCTTGGAGGGCACTGGCTCCGACAGCTACGCTGTAGCCGACAGTTGTCACAGACTTCAGTGCTTGTTCCCCGACAGCTACGCACCTAGACCCAGTAGTAAGCGCCTTTAGGGCTTGATACCCAAAACCTGTATTCGTGTGGCCAGTTGTTTCTGCTGCAAGCACATCCGTGCCAACACCTAAGCTATTGGCTGCAGTAGCGTTATTAGAAAGCCCAGCAGTCCCACTACTTGCAGCAGTAATTCTTCCTTGTGCATCAACAGTTAAATTAACAACCGTATAACTGCCAGCAGTTACAGCAGTATTTGCAAGCGATAAAGTCCCGCTTGCTGTAATTGGTCCGCCAGTTAACCCAGTGCCACTTGCAACGCTGGTGACCGTTCCACCGCCACCACCGCCAATCTCAACAACAGATCCGCCGTCTGTTTTGGTAAACAGTCCGCCATCTGTAGTGTTAACCAGAAGTTCAGCTGTTCCTGAAAAATCACTAGCACTAGGGTTGCTAGTGCCTCTTTTCTGCCGAATTGTGTTTGCCATCAGTCGCTCCGATCAATAGATGCCGCCATCGACAACGTAAGAACTAGCAGTTCCGTTGGCGATGAAGGTGATGAAATCAGACAATGCAACCTGCTTCATGGTGCCCGCATCGTTCATCACCATACGGTCAGCGGCTACAAGTGTCGTTGAAGTTGCAGACGTGTTGCCATCAATGATATTTAGCTCAGCGGTCGTAACCGTCGCGCCATCTAAAATTGCAACCTCTGTAGAAGTAAGCGCGGCAAGAGCGGCTGACGCTCCAGATTGGCAACTGGAGAGGTTTGTTAGATCAGCTGCAAGCGTTTGAGCCCCGATGCTGGTCCGAGCAGTTGCGCCAGTCTCAAGAACGAAGTTGCTGCCATTTCCAACAATAAAGCCGCCATCTGTGACGGCAAGGCCAGCAACATCAGTGAGTTGTTGATCAAAACCTTGAACATTTGTGCCGATGACCAACCCGAGGGTTCCTCTGGCAGCAGATGCAGATGTTGCACCCGTTCCACCATCACCAACCGCAAGCGTTCCAGTAATGCTTGAAGCATCAAGCTTCAAAGCAATTTCGGCAGACTCAATAACAAGGCCGCCGTTTGCTTTCAGGTCGACTAATAATTCGTTGCCTGATTTCTGGAGGCCATTGCCTGCTGTAATTTGCCCAGCGCCTGAGAACTGAGTGAAGGTCAGCGCCGTGCTGCCAATCGTGATGGTTCCGTCAGTCGTTAAGACGAAACCCCTGTCTGCATTGACGGTGCCCTGCTCAACAAAAACGAACGCACCAGATGTGACTTCAGCATCTGAGTCAAAATCACTGGATCTAGCCCAAGCTCCAGCCTTGCAGTCGTAAATGCCGTTTTGTGAACCGGTTGACTGATTTTTAACCAGAACACGCTCATCAGCAGAAACAGCAATGCCGTCGATGGTCTGCGTACCAGAAAGCGTAATGTTTGCTGTGGTCGTAACTTTGACCGAGCCTTTTACGTCCAGCCCGGTCTTGACTGCATCGACATAAGCTTTGCTGGCACAATCTTGCGCGGACTGAGGGTCGGCAACATTGGTAAGCCTGTTCGAGTTGATGTCGATGTTGCCCGTTGGGGCCGCCATCTGATCCAGACGGTTTACCCGAACACCAGTGTCGAAATCACTGATCTTTGTGTGGGCAATGCTTGGTATATCAGCAGCAACTAACGATCTAAATGTTGGGTTTGCGTCAGAGCCTGTTGTTGGCCCAGCCAAGACAAGGTTTGCAGCCTTCGCATCCGTTTTGGAAATAAACGCGCCAGAACCACCAATCGTGATGATTGAGGTGGCTACTCCAGACCCGTTATCGCCAAAGCCGTAATAGAGTTTTAGATCTGACTCATTTAGAGCCAACTCCGAACTGGCGAGTGACGAAGGGGCTCCATCTGAGCCCGAGGCAGCCCGCTTTTTGATGCGAATCGTGTTTGCCATGGCTTAGAAGTTTCCGCCCTCTACTAGGGACAGTTTAGTGGTGGTCGTGTCCGCCTTAAACTCCCCAGCTGATGAGTCGTAATAGACGATGCTGTTGTCTATCTTAGCGGTTCCATTGAAAACGAAACCAGCTGAAACCGGGCCTTGCGGACCTGTGGTCGCAATTGAAACGGTGTTTGTCGCCGTATCTTCGACAACTATTGTTTTGCCGTCTGTCGTAACGTTGACCGCTGTCATGGCGACGTATACCCCTCAGATACCAAAATAATGCCCTCAAGGTAATACTCGCGCAAACCGCTGCCGTTTTCGAGGAGCACGTCGTAATACAGCTGATCTGGAAACACTGCTGTTAGAGCGTCGGACAAGCTAATTGTGACCTTGCCATTGACTCGATCTGTGTAAGCGACTGTAAAGTCCGCATATTTTTTAGATCGCGCTTTATTCCAAGCTTGCGCGTAGGCGGTGAAACCAGTCAGATTTATAGCTGTATTGGTGCTGTCCTTAAATTGCAGGATCACGCTCCAGTCACTTCGGCGCTGAAGCGTGAAATTATATGTCCCAGGGCTGATAGCCATAAAGCACCTCCTGAGCCCATACTAACTCCTCTTACTTTAGCCAACAGGCCACGGAACACCACCGGCTTTGCTTGGAGCGCGTTGCTCGTCTAACTGGATTTGCAAAGCGTTTTCTATTTCAGCCACCTTTTCTGCTGTCAACGCTTCTTTGATCCAACTAACGACTAGATCAGGAGTCAAACTGGCAAAAGCAATCAACTTTTCAGGACGCTCAAAAGGAACGTCTCCGTACGCACCAGCAGAGTAAGTGTCGTCAGAGGCAGAAACAGTCCAATGAGCAAGATAAACAAATCCATCGCATGTCTCGCGCTCAAGATTTGAGACGGCCCAGTTGATAGTTGTTGTCATACAAAATTAAAACTTCAACGGAAGCATAGTCTTTCTTTAGGTCTTGATGCAAGCAAGCAAAGCGATGTTCCTGGGACGTGCTTCTGTGCCACCGTCATTGCCGATTGAGATTGTATGTGTGTGACCGCCAGCTCCGCTTGTATTTTGAGTCCTACCTTGAATGTTTCGGCTAGTATTTCCACCGCGTCCAATGTCCTCACTGCCTAAATCTTGTGCTGCTGTAAACGAATGAGCGTGATTACCAGGGTTATTGGTGCTGCCAGTGTGATTGTGCGATAAGTTCTGGCTGCCTTGAGCACTGCCTAACGCTCGTCCGCTGTCAATTCCTCGACTATCGTCTAAACCGCGAAGAAATTCACCGCGCAAGTCAGGCACGTTAAATGTAGTTGACCCGTTGCCAGCGCCGTAAGCCGTTCCAATTGCAGCAAACAACACTGAAAACGTTGATCGACTGATTGCTGCACCGTTTGCCTTGAGGTAACCAGTTGGAGCAGTAGCCCTTGCTGAATAAATAATCGTTCCAGCAGGGGTCAGGTCAGTTGCGGCAGGGATCGCAGCAATTTGAGTATCTACATACCCCTTATTGCTCGCCATATTCGTTGTGGTCGGGTTGCCCGTCAGCGTTAAATTCCCTGTCAGCGTCCCACCAGCCAATGTCAAATATGTACTTGCTGCAGTCGTTATCTGCAAATACTTAGCAGCTGCCGCAGTATCAGTAATCCCTAGAGGATCAACACGAACGAAAGAAGCTCCGTCGTAGACCTTTAATTCATCCGGCGTTTGAGAGGTGTCAAGCCATAATTGCCCCAATGCTGGGCTTGAAGGCGCAGTGCTACTAGGGCTTGTGGCAACCGATGAGCCAGGAATAAAACTGACAACCGTAAAAGATGCGCCGTTGTAAACCTTTAAGACCGGCGGGTTTGTACTGGTATCGACCCAAAGTTGACCGTTGTAAGGAGCCGATGGGGTGGCAGTGCCAACTGTCAGGCCCAATTGGGTCAAAACAATTGCCAAATTATTTGCAGTGATTTTGCGCGTCTCACTCGCGCTAATACTTGAAAACGGAACAATGTCGGTACTGGCCAGCGTTGTTGCGGCTGGTAACTGGGAAATGCGTGCGTCAGCCATTAGTAACCAATTACTGTGATGTCAACAAGGCCAGTGACCCCGGTCCCGCTGGAGTTCAGACACTTAATAGTAACCGAGCTGGTGGTTTTAGCCGTAACGACAGCTGATACCGCAGTGCTGCCACCCGTCTGGAGAGCTGTGATTGAAACGCTTGAAACTGCCCGGAACGTCTTAGTCAGTGCAATCACCGTCCCAGCTGCGGCAATTGAC